GACTCTTACACAAAGATATAGAATATTAGAAAGATTTAGTAAAGTAAGAGTACCGTTTTTTAGAGTTGCATCTATTACTGACGACACAGAACAAATAATGAGTGCAGAGCAATTTGGTGTATTTATGGAAGACAATGAAGAAAAGTTTAAGAACAACATATATTCTTATGTTGAAATTCCACAAACAAGAATCAAAGTAACAGCTTCTATTGGTCAAGTATTATTATATGAAACTATTTTAGATACAGATATATATCCTATTATACCTATACCAAACATTTGGACTAATACACCATACCCTAAATCAGATGTTAATAAAGTAAAAGATATGCAAAGACTTTTAAATAAATTATTTAGTTTAGCATTGTCTCACGCACAAACTGCAGCTGGTCTAAAACTTATGATACCTCAAGGTAGTGTAGAAGATTTATCTCAAATAGAAAAAGATTGGGCTAATCCAAATGCAGTAATTGAATATGACCCAAGTTATGGTGAACCACACTTAGCACAACCTCAACCTTTATCTGGTGAGTTTTATGCTTTGATTAATCAAGTAGAAAGATATATTGATTTAAACTTTGGTGTGCCAGAATTATTACAAGGTTTTAAATCAGGAGCTACTGATAGTGTACGTGGTACTATGTTACTTGCTCAAATGGGAGAAGGTAGAGGTGCTAGTAAATTAAGAGATATAGAAATGTCTTTACAGCAATTAGGTAAAGTAATATATCAAATGTCTAAAAGTCATTATACTTATGAGAAAAGTTTTAGAATCGTACAACCAAACAATGATATTACAGAGTTTACTGTAAACAATCGTATGTATGACGATAAACGTAAAGAATTATTAACAATACAAAATGATATAACATCAGGTCAATTTGATGTTAGAATTATGTCTGGTTCAACAATGCCTTCAAATAAATATGCAGAATATCAAATGTATATGGAAGCATATCAATTAGGACTAATTGATAAAGTAGAAGCATTAAAGAAAACAGAGATATATGATAAAGAAGGAGTGCTTCAACGTACAGGAGAAGTACAAAGATTACAAAGTATTATTGGTCAATTACAAGACCAAATAAAAGAAATTTCTGGTGATTTACAAACAGCACAGAGAGAATCTGTATCAGATAGAAAACGTGTGGAAGTTGAGAAGTTCAAATCGAAACTTAACAAGTCACAAGTTGGTACAGATGCTCAGCTGAAAATTGAAGCAGAAAGACTAAAACAAAAACAAAATCAAGAGGTGCAGTCCTCGTTCGATAATTTTCAGAACCCTGATATAGTATTGGACGAATAGGAACATTTCGGAGGAGTTAAAATGGCAGATGTGCAAGAAAAAATACAAACAGATACTTTAGAAGGTTCTGAAACTTCTGAAAACAATAACTTAAGTGAGCCTGAGATTATCGCAGATTCGAGTTCAGACGACCCAAGTGAGGTTCGTAAATTCCAGTCTATGTACGATAGAGCCGAGGCTGAGTTAGGCAAATTAAGACCAGTAGCTAAGCTATTTCAGGATAATCCTGAATTGGTTGATGTTGTTAGAAACCACTTAACAGGGGGTAAAGGACAAGATAAAGAACAAATACAAGTTAAATCAGAGGATTTTAATCCTTGGGAAGCATATACCAATCCTAATTCTGATTCTTACAAGGTAAGACAGCAAGAGATTGATAGTGCAGTTGACGACAAAATGAAAGCATATATGGGTAGACTAGAACAACAAAGACAACAAGATACTTTGAAGTTCCAAGTGCAAAGTGATTATAATTTAAATAATCAAGAAGCAACCGAATTTGTAGATTTTGTTACCAGACCAAAGGAAACACTTCCTCTAGATACTTTATTTAAGGTGTGGAAAGGTGATACACCTGCAAGCAAATCACAGCAAAACATTGATAGCGTTAGGAAGGCTCAGGAAAAACCTAAGTCTGCTGGCTTAATCCAAGGTGGACAGCCAGAAGCACCTAAAGCTGACGATGATATGTGGTCAAGAATAATGCGAGCAGGAGGCACTAAAAGCATCGGAAGTAATATTAAAAAATAAATTCTTTAGGAGGAATTAAAAATGGCAATTACAAAAGGAACAATGAACGCAATACCTGTGGCAAACGAGTCATTGGGTTCATTTAATAACGCTGTAACTGCTGCTGACTATGGACAAAGACCAGACCAAAGACGTAGGTATAATTTTGGCGATAGAATCGCTGAATTAGCACCAGAAGAATCACCGTTTTTCGTTTATCTAAGTCAAACAGCTAAACTTCCTACTGATGATAGTTTGTTTCGTTATCTTGAAGATAGAACAAAAATTGACTACACCAGTAGAGAGTTCCAAGTTAAAGCTGGCTTCACACAGTTAACTTCATTGACAGCAGGTCAACAAGTTACTTTAGAAGTAGAAACATTAGACAGCTCAGCAGCTTCAGTGGATTTCTTAGTTAAAGGTATGGTACTAGCAATTAAAACTGCAGCAGCATACGGAAACGCAATCGTTAGAGTGGAAGACGCACCAGCAGATAATGGAGCTAGTACATCTTTCCAAGCTAAGATAATTAGTGTTTCATCAGCAACAGGTTCAGACGCTATCGCAGCAGAAGACAGATGTCAAATTATTGGCTCTGCTTACGCTGAAGGTACAGGTTCACCTGATGTTTTCTCAGACAGCTTTGATGACAATTATGGTTATACCCAGATTTTCAAAACAGCAGCTGAGATTACTAATACAGCTATGGCAACTAATATGAGAGGTGTAGCAAATGAATTTGATAGAGTGTTAGCTCAGAAAATGAGAGAGCACAAAATCGACATTGAAAGAGCTATGCTTTTTGGACAAAAAGCTAGAGTTGGTGGTATTCAATATACTGAAGGTCTAGTAGGACACATTATTAAAAACAGTACAGTTGTTGACAGAAGTTCAAATCCGTTAGCGTACAATGCAGGAAAAGGTTACTTTTCTTCATACGCTACAAGTGAACTTACTTATGACGCTTTACTTGAGGATTTTGAAGTTCTATTTGACCCAGCAAGAGGTGGAAGTAACGAAAGATTAGCATTAGCTTCTTTACCAGTTATTTCTTACTTCAATAAAATGGGTGGTACTTCTTTCTCAGAAAATAGTACAAACGGTTCACAGTACAGACTTAATATGGACGAGTTACAAGGTAGCTTCGGACATAAACTTATGTCTATTGATACTGTACACGGTTCTGTTTATTTAGTGAAAGAACCTCTATTTAGAGGACACTCTTCAGGTTTAATGGCAATGGTTGATATGAGTAAAGTATACTACAGACCACTTGTTGGTAATGGTGTAAATCGTGATACTGAGGTTATCGAAAATGTACAAGGTGCAGACGAAGACCTACGTAAAGATATGATTATTACTGAAGCAGGTCTTGAAGTTTGCTTACCAGAATCTCACTACCTAATTAACTTGGAAGGAGTATAATAATGGCTAAAGCAAGAGTACTTGAACAAAACAGTGGTGCATTTGGAAAAGAAGTGTACCCTATTGTATTAGTACAAGACTCAGCAACTACTCGTGTGCTATCAGCAGATATGAGTGGTTCATTGGTTATCTTAAGAGCAACAGGTGGAGCTACAAAAGTAAATCTTCCTGCAGCTGCAGATAACGCTGGAGTGTACTATGAGTTTATGGTTAACGAGAATACTGACGCAGAAATTGCAGTACAGTCAAAAGACGGTACTGACTTTTTCTTAGGGTTTGTATCTGACGCAGAAGTTGATGCTCAAGCAGAAGTAGCGTTTAACGGTACTTCTAATGACCAGATGAAATTTACATCTGGTGCAGGCAAAGGCGATATACACGTTAAGTGTATTTGTGACGGAGACAACTGGTTAGTAGTTGGACAGGCTAATGATATTTCTGATATCACAGCAGGTTCATCTTCCGACAATACATAATCCATACAGTATAAGCTACTGGGGGCAGGCATAGCTTGCCCCAAAAGCTTAAAAGAATTTTAAACTAATAGGAGAATAAAATGGCAAATTTTGATACTAATACAAAAGTTATCATTAATGATGTAAGTAGTAAAGCACAAAGTGTAGCTGGTTCTTTAGCAAAAGAAATTAATGACTACATAGAAACTATTGACGATGCAAAACTGGTAGATATTAAAGCAGTTATGTTAGATAGAACTAGAATTGCATACATTGTAGTAACCAAGGTTTAATGGCTAATTGTCAGCATTGTGAAAAGCCTAACCCAGAGGGTAAGTTTAATTGTCCTTCTTGTGGTAAGAGAGCACACCCCCCTAGGTGGAGCACACAATTTGTAGTTAGAGATACACCTATGGCAACTGCTATTAGGAAAGACCAGATTAATTTTAGGGAAGTAAGTATGGCAGACCATATGAAAGAAACGAAAAAGAAAAATGACCCACATAGGGCAGTAGATAAATTGTTTGAAAAGAGATAAATAATGGCAACATTTAAAACACAAGTAGAGGATTTAACGGGAGCACTTAATGATGATGCAGCAATCACTCAGTGGTTGACTGACGGTGCTCGTTTGGTGCTCGATAATTTACCAACAGATAAACTAGAAAGAGCAGCAGGTAAAGATGACTTTACTGGTTCTATTAGTGTTGAAGGTAAAAGAATTGTATCTGTATTAAGAAAAGATGCAGCTAACAGTGACCGTAAAATGCCTTGTAGAAAGTTAAGTCCAGATATGTTAGGTAAAGTAGAAGATACAGATTATATGGAAGCAGCTACAACAAGCGACCCAGCATATATTATATTTAATAATGAACTTAATACTTTTCCTGCATCTGTTGCTTCAAATGATAGTAGGTTAATAGCTATTAATACTAGTGTAACAGTAGCTCACGGTGCAGAACTTATAGCTAATTTTCCAGATGAAGCTGAGCACGTAGTAGTTCTTTATGCAGCAAGAAATGGTTTAGAAAGATTAGTTAGTAATGCTAACGCAGATGAAGACCCAGAATTAGTAGCTTCTTTTATTGGACAATATCAATTAGTTGATAGACAATATAAAGAAGGTTTACAGATATTGGGTATAGATAAATTATATGTAGAAAAAGATTTACCAGATAGACGATGAGTGTAAAAACAAACTGGACACAACAAACTATTTCACCTAGTACTACGTGGATAGAACAAGTTATAGCACCTTCTAGTATATGGGCAGAAGTATTAGAACAGTTTCAATTTTGGAACGACGGTAATGTTTTTTGGCAAGATGTAAATAGTAATTGGGAGGACTTATAGTGGCAGCTATAGAATTTAACGGAAAAAAAATATACTCTAGAGTATTGCAAGCAGTACCTGATGTATCAGAAAATTATGTAAAGAATTTAATAAATGAAGCATTAGTAGATTTAGGACAATATGATTTAAAGACTGAATATGCAAAAGCTAATTTAAATAATGGTCAGATGTGGTATGGTTTAGCAGATGATAGAGCAGTAACAATTAATAAAGTATTTAGATGTAGTATCTTAACTGATGAAGGAGAGTATGTAAGAATACCAAGATTACTACAACAAGATATTAAAATTACAGATACGGAGTAAAAAATGGCAGCAGTAACAAGTACCTTTAAAAATCCTGACTCTACTTTTGTATGGTGGATTGAAGGTGATAAAATAGCAATAGCAACAACAGAGGGTGATGCAGATACAAGAAATACACAACAGGGTAAGTATAAAGCAGCTGTTATAGGAAGTGGAAGTGATTATGTAGAAAATGGTATGCTTATATCTTACTACGCAGAACCTGATGAATATACAAGTATGACAGCAGAAATAGATATAGACAATGTATTTCACCCTGCAATTATATGTTATGTAAAAGCAAAAGCACTTATGGATAAAGCTGCTGCTACTAATAATCCACAACTAGCACAAATTAAAATGGCTAATGCTCAAGTACTTATGGCTGAATATAAAGAAATGGTAAGAAAATTTGGAGCAAAAAGAAGAGACAAAACTGCAGGAACAAGAGCTGTTGTTCCAGCTAATATGAGGTAAGTATGGCAACATTAACAAGTAAAAAAGTATCAGATACATATAAAGATTTATTACAAGTATCAAACAGTAACAGTGGAATCACAGGGAGTTTAACAAATGTTGAAGACGGAGAAGGTACAGCTAGTGTATTACAACTTAGTTCAGCAGCTGTTAATATTACAGGTACAAGTACATTACAGCTTGCAGGTACTGCTATTACTTCTACTGCAGCAGAATTAAATGTATTAGACGGATATACTGGTAGTGTTGTAGAATTAAATTACTTAGATACTTTACACGCTACAGGCGTAACTGCTACAGAATTTGACTACCTTGACGGAGTAACATCTAATATACAAACACAATTAGATGCTAAAATTGAAGCTACATTAACTTCTGAACAAGTTCAGGATATTGTAGGTGCTATGTTTACAAGTAATACTGAGACTAGAATCAGTGCTAGTTATCAAGACGGAGACGGTACTATCGACTTAGTAGTAGACGATATGACAACTCACCCTAGTATATCAGCTGCTAGTTCAAGTGACAACAGTGGTAGAACTTATATACAAGATATTACATTAGATTCTAATGGACACGTGACTGGTATTGCTACAGCTACAGAATCAGTAACAGATACAAATTTAAGCACTGAAGCAGTGCAAGACATAGTCGGAGCTATGTTTAGTAGCAACACAGAAACAAGAATTAGTGCTACATACGAGGACGGAGACGGAACTATTGATTTAGTTGTTGACGATATGACAGCCAATACTCAACTATCTGCTGAAGAAGTACAAGATATTGTAGGAGCTATGGTATCAAGTAATACAGAAACAGGTATTGCTGTAACCTATGAAGACGGAGACGGAACATTAGATTTTGCTGTAACTACACAATCAGATAATAATTTTACAACAACACTTTTAAATAAATTAAATGCAATAGAAGCAAGTGCAACAGCAGACCAAACAAATGCAGAAATAAGAACTGCTGTAGAAGCAGCTTCTGATTCTAATGTATTTACAGATGATGACCACTCTAAATTAAATGCAATAGAAGCTAGTGCTGATGTAACAGATACAGATAATGTAAGAGCTGCTGATGCTCTTATGGACGACGAAGTAGACGCAGATTTAAAAACATTTGCTTTACCTGCTAATACTACTATATCAACATTTGGTAAAAGTATTGTAGATGATGCAAATGCTGCAGCAGTAAGAACTACAATAGGTGTAGACGCAGCTGGTACAGATAATAGTACTAATGTTTCTTTGAGTGGTTCACTAGACTATATTACAATTAGTGGACAAACAATTACTAGAAATGCAGTAGACCTTGCAGCAGATGTTACTGGAACATTACCAGTAGCTAATGGTGGTACAGGAGCTACATCATTAAATAATTTAATTACATTGACTACACACACTACAGGTAACTATGTAGCTGCAGTAGCAGGAACTACTAATGAAATAGAAGTATCAGGAAGTGCTGGAGAAGGTGCTACATTTACTGTAGGATTACCAGATGATGTTACTATTGCTGGAGACTTAACTGTAAATGGTGATACTGTAACAGTAAGTACAGCAACATTAAGTGTTGAAGACCCATTAATAAAATTAGCAAAAGGTAACAACGCTGGAGATTCTTTAGATATTGGTTTTTATGGATTGTATGATACATCAGGTTCACAAGATTTATTTGCAGGTTTATTTAGAGATGCTAATGATAGTGGTAAGTTTAAATTATTTAAAGATTTACAAGCAGAGCCTACTACCACTGTAAACACAGGTGGTACTGGATATGCAGTAGCTACACTGGTTGCAAATTTAGAAGGTGCTGTAACTGGTAATGCTAGTACAGCAACAGCATTAGCAACAGGTAGAGACATAAGTTTAACAGGAGATGTAACAGGTACAACTGCTACTTCATTTGACGGCAGTGGTTCTGTAAGTATTGCAACAAGTATTGCTAATAATAGTGTTGATTTAACTACACATACTACTGGTAATTATGTTGCAACATTAACTGCAGGTGCTCTAATAGATTTACAAAACAATAGTGGAGAGGGAGCTACACCAACTATAGACGTAGACTTAGGTGAACTTACAGACGGAAGTGATGATGTTGTTGGTTCTGCAGATGAGTTGGTATATCTTGATGACGGTGCTCAAAAGAGAAAACTTATATCAGAAATAAAATTAAGTCAGTTTAATAATGACACACCATTTTTAACTAGTGTACCTAATCATAGTGCTGCTTTACTTACATCAGGCACTGTGCCAGTAGCTAGATTAGCAGATATAGCAGATTCAAACTTAGCTTCTGATTCAGCTATAGGAAACTCTAAACTTGCTAATAGTGCTATTACAATAGACGGTACGTCAGTTTCTCTTGGTGGTAGTATAACAACTAATAACACACAACTATCTACAGAACAAGTGCAGGACATAGTAGGTGCTATGTTCTCATCAAATACTGAAACACGTATAAGTGCTAGCTATGAAGACGGTGACGGTACGATTGACCTCGTAGTTGACGATATGACAGCTAATGATAACACAAATCAATTAACAGAATTTACTTTAACTGCAGATAGTGGTAGTAACCAAACTATAGCACACGGAAACACTTTAGATATTGCAGGTGGTACAGGAATATCAACTGCTGTAGGTGCAACAGATACAGTAACTGTAACTTTAGGTAATCACAGTGCTGCATTATTAACATCAGGAACTATTCCTGTTGCAAGAATTTCAGGCGTATCAGATAGTAATGTAGCATCTGACGCAGCTATAGCAATTAGCAAACTAGCAGAGAGTGCCATAACTATTGACGGAACTTCAGTTTCGTTGGGTGGAAGTATAACTACAAACAATACACAGTTGTCTACAGAAAACGTACAAGATATAGTAGGTGCTATGTTTAGTTCAAACACTGAAACTCGTATTGCTGTAAGTTATGAGGACGGAGACGGCACCATTGACTTGGTAGTAGATGATATGACTGCCAATGACAATACTATGGGTTCAGGTTTTGTAATGGAAGACGGAGACGGCACTGAAGTTACAATAACTGAGAATAAAGAAATGAAGTTTGTAGAAGGTGGTGGTATAGATATTAACTGGACTAATACGTCAAACGGAACTGATGCAGACCCTTATGATTTAACGTTTACATTAGGTAATCATAGTGCTTCTTTACTGACATCGGGAACTATTCCTATAGCAAGAATTTCAAATATTTCAGATAGTGAAATAGCATCTGACGCTTTAATAGCTATATCTAAGTTAGCAGAAAGTGCAATTACTATAGACGGCACTTCAGTTTCATTAGGTGGTAGTATTACTACAAATAATACTCAGTTGAGCACTGAGCAAGTACAAGACATAGTTGGAGCTATGTTCACTGGTAATACAGAAACTCGTATAGCTGCTTCTTACGAAGACGGTGACGGTACAATAGATTTAGTCGTAGATGATATGACAGCAACAGGTAGTGTAAGAACTGTTACAGCTGGTGGTAATACTTTAGGTAGTAGTGAAACACTAGCATTTACTGCAGGGTCAAATATAAGTATTTCAGAATCAGGAGGAGCTGTAACTATAGCAGCTACTGACACTCAGCTTTCAACAG